CATGCCGGGCTGGCGCGACGAGCAGGGGCACGGGGCTATCGAGGCCGGCTAGCAGCCCGACGCATGCCACGTGGGACGCGCTCCCGCGTGGTGTGAGCCGGTCTACTACCACCGGAAGGAGGGGCCATGCCCTACGACAACGTAAACACGACGGTGCGGAAGCACCGCATCACGTTCAGCACGCGACCAGGCGATACCACAGACCTCAACATCGCGCGCGGACTGATCCTGTACGCGCTGTTGATGCTCGACGACGAGGAAGCGGACGCCAATACGGCGATCGTGATGCTTGAAGAGGCAGCAGACAAGCTGTGCAACCTGTCAGCAGATGGAGAAGCCTAATGCCGCGCGCACCGAAAGACACAGTGATCGAGAAGAGCAAGACGCAGGGACAGTGGAGCCAGAACCGCGAGCGCCCGCACCAGATGAACGTGATGCTGACGGACGTGGAGCGCTCTGAGATCGTGGCCGCTGCCGCGCACGCTGGTGTGGCGATGTCCTCGTGGGTGCGCATGGTCGCCCTCGAGCGCGCACGAGGTGTGGCATGACCCCGGTGGTGCAGACGCTCACCTGGCGTGCATCTGCTGCGGCCTCGCTCGCGCCGGCATGGTTCGTGAGTTTACTCGACGGCACCCTCCTCGAGGTCATTGAGACACCCGCCGGTCAGTACAGGTGGACCTACGTCGGGCTCACCGGCTTCGACAACGAGGAAGGGGTGGAGCACACTCTCGATCAGGCACAGTACGCAGCCGTGCGCGCCGGCATCCGCGCGGGGAGCATCCATGAGTGAGCTGATCATGTGGGTGCTCGACAGGCTGACGGCGCTCGCGCGTCGTCTGGGGAGGTGGCCTTGAGCATCAACCTTGAGGAGATCGTTGAACGCGCTGTTCCACTGTCGCAAGGACACTACCTTGCTGTGCGTGCTGAAGACTTCAACGCCCTCGTGGCAGAGGTCGAGCGGCTGCGCGAGGAGGTCCACACCATGCGCCGATGGGCAGAGGAGGCCGCGCATGCGGAGAACCTCAACGCCCTCGACGCACAGAAGGAGCGCGCATCCGTCCTCGCTCTGCTTGACCGCGAGCTGGAGATTGCCGAAGCGCATGACCTGCTGATGGGGACGCTTCGAGTGCGGCAGATGCGAGACATCATCGAACGCGGCGAGCACCGCAAGGAGGAGTCATGACCGACCTAAAGGACCTCGAGGAGCGGATCGCCGAGAACGAGGCGCATGGCCTGTATACATCACCCGCAGTGCGCGAACTCATCGAAGAGCTGAAGCGGCTCCGAGCGCAGCGCATCCTGAGCAACGAGGACTTCTCGCGTGCGTTCGACATGGGCCTCGCAGCGGGGGAGAGACGCGAGCGCGCCGCCGTGGTGGCGTTTCTGCGCGGTGATCCGGATTGGTGCGAGTGCACTACGTGCCTTGACGCCGCGTTGTACGAACATGCTAGCGCCATCGAACGCGGCGAGCACCGCCGCGAGGAGGAGCCATGAGCATCTTTGGCTGGAGTTACCCTGCTGGGTGCAGCGGAACTCCATACGACGATGACCGTCCTGAAGTATGTCCGCAATGCGGATGCAACAACAGCAACGAAGAAGGAGAGCCTGTCTGCGTTGATGCACCGGACTTCTGCTCGGTAGCGTGCCAAGACACGTATGTGGCCGCGGAGGCAGAGTACGAGCGCGAGATTGACGCGATGCTCGAAAAGGCAGAGTGCAAGGAGGACCGATGAACTGCACCCGCTGCGGGAACCCATCCCGCGTGACCGATACACGCCACCCAGGCAGCGCGCCGCGAACCTGGATCGGGGAGATCAAGCGAGCGTCTGAGTCGGCTACTTGGTACACGTCCGACATCGTCGTGCGCCGTCGCGTATGCACCGATGGTCATGCATGGCACACCATCGAGCTGTCGAGCGACGACCTCGACCAGATGGTGAAGGAAGGTAGGACATGAAGCGGAGCGAGATCGACCCGCTCCTCGTGCTGCTCTGGATCATGGAGCGCATGGACGGGGTCAGCATCGCCTCTATTGCTCGACGTGAGGGGATCTCCAGCAAGACGGTGGGACGAGTCCTGAAGGACTACGGGTGCCCGCCACCTGAGTACGCACTGCGCGAGGAGTACGACGAGGCGCTCGCGGTGTGGAACACGGGCGCCTTCACCTGGAACGAGGTGGCGCATGAATGCAGGTTCGACATGTCGGGCGACCGGCTACGCGACCTCGTGACGTACTGGGCACGCAAGAACGGGCTGGAGTACAAAGCGTTCCCGCATCAGGGCACACGCCCGCACAAGCGCATCGGCGCAACGGTCCATCCTTGATGGCATGGCTGATCGTCGCGTGCATCGTGCTGCTGGCGGGCGCTCTGGTTCAACTGTTCTCGCGCGTCATGGTCTGCATCATTCGAGCGATCATCAACAAGTAAGCATCTCTTACACGTTCAACGGAAGACCCCCACCTAGCACCATTGCTAGATGGGGGTTTCGTCCGTAGCGCAGGTCAGAACTCGGACGAGGTCAACCTACCACAGCACCTCTTGCTTCGCCTCGAGGATCTCGCTGACGATCTCGCCCACCTGGCCGAGGATGTTCATCTTCGCACGCTGCTCAGCCTCGTCCTTTCCGCGGCGAGCGATCACGACCATGCGCACGGTGGCGCCATTGAATGACGTAGGCACAGCCACGCTGGAGTCAGCGCTGTGCGTCCATCCACGTTCCTTCCACGTCGAGATGATCGCGGCATGATCGTAGCCGAGGGTCGTGAGCTTATCGCGGAGACGGTCAGGGACCACAGCGAGCTTGTCCCACATGTCCCCACCGATCCACTTACCTGCCCACCCAGCATGCGGCGGGCTCTTCGAGTCCACGCCAGGCGCACCGAGGAAGTGACTCTGGGACGAGGCTACCCACGCGATCACGTCGTGCATGGCCGCGGTGGCACGGTCAGCCAGCACAGCGCTCGAGGACACCGCACCATACGCTTCAGCAATGATGCTGCGCACGAACTGCGGAGCCCCGGTGCGGACGTAGAGCCACTCGGCACAGGCCAGCACGCCGAGGTACTGCGCGATGCGCGGACCTACCGGGTGCGTAGATAGCATGGCCGAGTATTCCTCGACCGAGCGATCGTACAGCTCACGCATGGCAGACTGCACCGCAGGATCGTGGAGCATCGCCACGCAGCGAGGACCGAGGTGCCCGTAGTAACGGTAGGTGTCCCGGCTGGTGAGCCGTGCAAGCTCACCGTGCGTCTGCGCCTCGTGCTTGGAGAACGGCGATCCCCACACCGAAAGGATGCGGGCGCTCGCCCCACCTTCGGTAGCGTAGTGGGTGAGCGGTGCCTCGCCCGTCGAGAGCAGCACGGTGCGCCAGTGCGTCTGCACCTGTAGCCCCTGCACGGTAGCCCGCCCTCGACCCATGCCCTGCGCCACCGAGTACACGATGCTGCTCACGCGCTCGACCTTGGCGCGCTTGCTGTCATCGAGGATGAGCGGCAGGTCGCACACGAACGATGCGGCACGCTCGATCCACGTCTGCGTGGCGTCCCACGACCACACCAGCCCGTTGTCGCGCTCGCTGGGGGAGCCCCAGGCCGATGCAGCCAGACGCAGCGCTGTGGTCTTGCCCTTGCTCGTCTCACCAGCGAAGTCGAGGCAGAAGTTAGGCGCCTCTGGCAGGATCTTCAGCACGCATGGAGCGATCGAGGCGAGGAGCGCGAGCCCGAAGCGTGGGTGGTGGCGCAGCCGGCTCACGACAGCGCACCACTCTTCCCACGTACCGCTGGTGCCGTATCCCTTCGCCATCTGGATCAGGCCAGGCTTCGCCATGTCGAGATGGATGGGCGCAGCGTCCCACGAACCCGTCTCAGGATCTGCCATGAGCGTACCGTCACGGCTGATGAGGTTCGTACCCCACTGAAAGCCATGCTCGTTCCATCCCATGTGCGCGACGGTGTTGGCGTAGGGGAGGGTCGCCTCGTTCGCGATGATGAACGCTTCGAACCACGACACGAGGCCGGCGGCAGACGAGCTGCTGACCGGTACGTCGAACGCTGAGAGGTCCGCGAGGAGACGGCTGACGAGGACATCCTTGCGACCGCAGACGTGCTGGTGCCAGCGACCGCGAGCCCGCCAGCGGAGCAGCACGCTCGAGCCGTTGCCCTCTACGTCACGCAGCAGACCGGTGATGAGGATGGGCACGCGGCAGAGGTTCGTGGTGCGCTCGTTCCCGTCGTCGTCCGTAGCGATCTGCCACACGCCGCCGGCATCCACGCGGAAGCCGACCGGGCAGACGATGTCGTCGGGAAGGCCAAGCTCTTCCGCAAGCTCACCGAGGGAGTCCGCGAGGCGCTCGGCCAAGGGGATGAGGCGGGACGCCTTCTTCTTCCCACTGCTGATGCGACCGGACTCGCCACGCACCATCTTGGTGAGGCTCTCTGCCCAGCGGCGCCAGCCCGGCTGCTGAGCGAGGATGAATACCTCGCGGTTGACCACTTCCTTGTCGATGGTCCACTGCGCACCGAGGCCGAGCAGAAAGCGCGGCGTGCAGATGCTGGCCCACTCGGCCATAGCGTCTGCCTTCGCGATGGTGTTGGCCTTCTTCGTGAACTTCACGAGCTGGCTCATCGACCAGGTGGCGAGGCGCTGCTTGTTCGCCTCGTTGGCGAGGTCTTGCGGCTTGACTTCAGCAGCAGCGAGAAGCTCAGAGAGCGGGACTCCGCTGTTGAGCACGGAGGAGAGATCAGGCGACGACATGGTGGTGGTCCTCGTTCGTGGTAGCGAACTGTGAGAGGTCGATTCGACGCAGAGAGTAGCCGGCGAGAGCATCGCTGATCTCGCGAGCGTATCGCTCACCGACTGCGTCTTGATCGGTGGCGATGAAGATGGTGGCGTGGGACGGGATAGCGGCTCCTACGAGTGTGCGCCACGATCCTGATGCACCACCGATAACGGCGAGGGACGGATCAGACGCTGCTGCACACGATGCAGCCAGGTAGTCAGTTAACCCCTCGCAGATCAGCACAGCGGACACGTTGTGGTCCTTGCGCTGGAGCATGGGGCGAGCCTTCACCGGGTCGAGGAAGAGCCAGCCAGCGCAGTAGCCACGGGGCCAGCGGGTCTTCCCGATCGGGTGCTTGTAGATGGTGCGGGCATGGCACGACCGAAGGTTCCCCTGCGTGTCGTACCCGCCGACGAGGATGGGGTAGTCTCGTCCCCACGGCCACCACTCAGGGTAGACATCGAGGCGGGGGAGCGCACCACATGGTGCAGACAGCGGGATGCCGCGCAGCGCGAGGTAGGCGCCGACCTCTTCATCCTCGCTAGGCTGGACGCACGAGCGAAGGAGCGAGGCCACCTGGTACACGGGCGGCGGCGGGATCTCCTCGATGGTAGGCGCGAGGTCCATTGCCTTGAGCGTGATGCGCTCGCCCTCGCCCTCGAGCAGCCCCTCTCCCGTGAGCCACGCACGGACAGCCGACCAGTCATCACCAGACTGAGGGGGGCGCCCGAACACAGCACACGCTGCGAGCCACAGCCCGCTGAAGTGCATGTCGCACGCGAAGCACTTGAGCGCATGCCCACCCTTGTCGTAGAGCATGGGTGGACGCTTGTCCTTACTCGACCGCTGGGTGGCTCCGCATCCACGGCATGGCCCCACGTACTTGCGGTGGGACACCGTCATGCCGAGTGAGGCTACGACAGCAGAGGCAGGGATGGCGCGGGCAGCATCGAGCCAACTCATGCTGCACCAAAAGAAAGGGACGTGGCCTTCACCCCGTACCACCGGACAGGGATGGGCCACGCCCCACGACAGCCGATCGCTACCACACTCACGGCTGCGTCATCCCCCACATAGCAAGGCATGCGGCATCGGCAAGTCCATCGTGCGGACTGCGCCGACCGGGGAGCACGAGGTCGAGCGATGGGAGCCGACGCTGGACAAAGGCGATGGTGAAGTCCTTCTTCTCTGCTTGCGAGTCCCACTGCTTCCCACCGAGGATGGTCCTCGTCCAGGCAGACGCGAGCGGCTCGAGGACCGGGTAGCCGTGGCACGCACCGATGATGGTGCCCCAGTTCTTCCCGATCTTCAGGATGCTGGTGCGGCCTTCCATCGGTCGGCACTGCTGCTGCTCGATGACGACGCGGATGGGACCAGACTGCGCAGCGAAGTCGAGGTAGCCACGGATGGCCTTCGCGTCGATCTGACCGGCGCGGCAGTAGCCACCGTTCTTGTCGTCAGCAGCACACGCGAAGACGACGTTCCCGCCATCGGAGAGAGCGACGATTCCACCGCTCATGCCGGGGTCGATGCCGAAGGTGATCATGTCTTCTCCACTAGTTCAATGCGCCGACCGATCCAGCGCATGACGTTGACTGCCATGCTGTTGCCGAGCGCACGGTACCGCGGACCATCGGGACACTCGCTGGCCGGCTTGCCCTTCCACGGGATGGCGGTCCATCCATCGGGGAACCCTTGCAGCCGCTCGCACTCGGTCGGAGTGAGGCGACGGACGGACATCGTCTGCACCACCGCCACATCGGTTCCAGCATCGCTCCTATCGCGAGGCCAATAGGTGATCGTCGGGCTGTGATCTTGCGGTGACCATCCCTCTGCATCGGTGTTCGACATCGGCTTGTGCGTCTTGGCGTAGGTCGAGGTCACCGGCAGGATTCGTCCGGTATAGGCGTCCTGACCGTTCAGTCCTCCTCCGTGGTGCGCTCCATCGGAGAGCGTACCGCAGACCTCAAAGCCGCCAGCAGCAGAGGCGGCAGCGCCTTGCCTCGTCTCTCGGCGCGGCGGAGAATCCCGACGCATGCCTTCGGGCTCAAATAGAACCGCTCCGGCACGTCCCGACTGTCCTCCAGCACATGCGACAACGAACACACGCTTCCGTCGCTGGGGGACGGCACGAGGGTATCCGTCCACTCGCACATACTGCGCGTCCAAGACTCGGTAGGCCCACCCATACCCGAGTTCGCCCAACGCCCCGAGGAAGGCTCCAAAAGCCCGGCCAGCGTCTTGCGACAGGACGCCGGGGACGTTTTCCCAGACGATCCACCGTGGCTGAAGTGCCTTCGCCAGTCGGACGAACTCCAGCGTAAGGCCACCTCGAGGGTCGGCAAACCCACTGCGGAGTCCAGCGACGGAGAATGCCTGGCATGGGGTTCCACCGACGAGGAGGTCGATGCCAGCAGATCGAATAGGGTGATCTGGTTGGGAGAGACGAGTAAAGTCTCCGTAGTTGACGACATGCGGGTATCGCTCCTTCAGAACAGCAGAGGGGAACGCTTCGATCTCGCAGAACGCAGCCGGCTCCCACCCTAGCGGGTGCCAAGCGGCAGATGCCGCCTCGATGCCAGAGCAGACGGATAGGTAGCGCACGTCAGCGAGTCCACAGCGTAACGGTGCAGTTGATGCCGTCGTTGTGAAGGGGGCCTTCGTAGGTCCAGCCCTGCTTCAGCAGCACTTCCTTGATGTAGGGCTTGTTGATGTCGTCCTTCGTCGGGGTTTCGTCGCGGCAGAACCGCTCCAAGCGGATGTCGGTGGGACGAGTGACGACCTGAACGGGGGCAGACTCACAGGCGAGGATGGTCAGAAGAAGAAGCATGATGCTCTCCGTGGTTGGTGGTGCGCTCCACTCATAGCGGACCCACTCCGATAGTGCAAGGGAGACAAAGCGACTGAATGTTATTGACGGCAGAGGGGCCGGAGAGTAGATGGTGAGTGCGGGACAAGACCGCGCTACCACCAAGGAGATCACATGATCACGCAGAGCAACGAGATCGGAGCGCTCGCCCTCGCGCTGTCAAAGGCGCAAGGAGTGATGAAGCACGCCATCAAGGACAGCAACAACCCGCACTTCAAGAGCAAGTACGCCGACCTCACCTCGTGCCTCGAGGCTGTGCGTGAGCCGCTGTCCAAGCACGGGCTGGCTATCGTGCAGCTTCCGTCTCGGAGCGCCGAGGGCCTGGTCGAGCTGACCACCATGCTCATCCACGAGAGCGGGCAGTGGATCGGCAGCACCGCGTCCACGCGCATCGCGAAGGACGACGCTCAGGGAATGGGCAGCGCTCTCTCTTATCTCCGCAGGTACTGCCTGATGTCCATCACCGGACTCGGCGCGGACGACGACGATGGCGAGCAGGCTATGAACCGTCACCTCAACATGCGTGACGACGGTCGCAGGTTCAAGACAGATGCCGAGCGTATCGGTCAGGCTGTCGTGGGCCAGCCCGTCACCGCAGCCGTGCATCACGCGTCCTGGCCGAATGCACGTCAGGCGTTCTGCGCCATCCTTGGCGATCTCGGACATGACTATGCCGTCGTCGCTAACTGGTGCGAGTCGCTTGGGCGGGCGCGTCCGTCTGCGATGGACAATGCGCAGCGCGAGAAGCTCCTCGAGTTCATCAAGTCAGAGAAGGGCAAGACCTCCATCACCTCTTACGCAAACGTCTAAGGAGAAGCCATCATGGTCAACAAGGTCATCCTCGTGGGCAACGTCGGTCAGGACGTGACCACCCGCGAAGTCAGCAGCGGCATCGTCGCGAACACCAGCCTCGCCACCACCGAGAAGCGCAACGGTGAGGAGAAGACGGAGTGGCACCGTCTCGTGCTGTTCGGCAAGCTCGCTGAACTCGCGCAGCAGTACGTCACCAAGGGGAGCAAGCTCTACATCGAGGGCAAGATCTCCTACCGCAAGTACACGAACAAGGACGGCGTCGAGGTCAACAGCACCGAGATCGTCGTAGACACGATGCGCTTCCTTGGTGGCGGCAAGAAGGACGAGGGCGAGCAGCGCCGCACCGCAGCGCCTCCCCCGCAGTCCCGTCGTCCCGCACCCGCTCTCGATGAGGAGATCCCGTTCTGATGTCTAGCACCTACGAACTTCTGGCTACCTCGCGTAGCCTGTTGGACATGGTCGAGACGCAGGGTGGTGTCCTCACGGTCGAGGCAGAGACGGTCCTCCAGGACTTCATCACCAAGAGCGAGGACAAGTTGCACGCGTGCCTCGCCGTGATTCGTCGCTGTGAGGCTGAGGCTGAGATGCTGCGTGCTGAGGAGAAGCGCATGGCCGAACGTCGGAAGGCTTTCGAACTTACCGAGGAGCGGGTGCGTGACCTCGCAGCCTACCTGCTCGAGGCGCGTCAGCAGCTCGGTGAGGAGCCCAAGGTCAAGACGGCGCACTACACCGCATGGCTTGCGGAGACTGAGTCTGTGCTCGGCCCAGAGGACATCACCGACTGGCCGGCAGAGTGGACTCGCACCAAGGTCGAGCCCGACAAGGTAGCAGCGAAGGCAGCACTCAAGGCTGGCGCGGCTGCACATGGGTTCGCCATCACCAAGAAGCGCAGCGTGAGGTTCCGATGACTGACGAGAACGCTACTGTCCTTCGCACGTACATCATCGACCTGGCGAAGGCATACGAGGACCAGACGCTCACCAAGCGTGCAAAGGTCGCGTGGGACATCCTCGACCGCATGGATGAGATCCTCGACTCAGAGCCGGTAGAACCGGCGCGCTCCACCACCGCGATCGACACCGGCTACGAGTCCATTGACGTAAACACGGGCAAGGTTGTCCACCGACCCGTGGTGAACAACGAGTACCTTGCTGGCGTGAAAGCCTACGAGGAAGGCTACCGGAAGGGTTACGAGGCCAGAGCCTCGAGCGACGATTGGACCGTCCTTGAGGACCACCACCGTGCGCAGATCGCCTCGCTCTCGGATGAGCCGTGGATGGTCGTGGCTGCGAACATGGAGCCGCTTGTGGTGGAGCCGCCTACGGTGAAGCCACCAGGGCACACCTGTCCTGCGATCGACAAGGTCATCGAGGCCACCCGAAAGATCAAGTGGCGCATCGATAAGCCTCAGCGTCATCACGAGATGGCAGACCTATGCCTCGCTATCTTCGTGCTGATGGAGCAGGTACGTGACGAGAACCGTCAGATGCGAGCTTCGCATGCTGACATGCAGAGGAGGATCCTAGATGTCTGAAGTCGAATACATCACCACGAAGCAGGTTCAGACCATGCTCAAGGTTTCGTACCCGACGCTCCGTCGCATGATGGAGACGTACAACGACAGCCCAGACATTCCCTGGACGTGCATTGGTAGGCAGTACCGGTGGCGAAAGGACGTGATCCCGAAGTGGCTTGAGTACGTCCACTCCTCCGCTACTTCCGCATCTCCATAAGCAGCGACTCGATCCGTTCTGTGCGGCGCTCGATAGACTCCGTCTTCTGCTCTAACGAAGTGATTCGCTGGAGTAGAGCGGAGTCGTCGTGCGGAGCGACGGGCGCAGCAGCAGCAGGGCTAGGCTCCGGAGAGAGCGGGCTACCAAATATCACTGCTCCACCAGAGCCAGCGATCGCGCCGCCGATGACGAGGAGAGCCCACACAGGCACCTTCACGGGTGCAGACATCCACGGGGACGGCGCAGTAGTGGACTCACTCATCGTTCCTTACCTCCGATCTCACGCAACAATAACGCCGCGCACCGGAAACGGAAGAGTCAGCGACCAGTTGTCGGCAGAGATCAGGATCTGAAACGCATCCATGCGGTAGACAGTGCGGCGCACAAGCTCGTTTGAACTAGATGCTAGCCACGACTCTCGAGCCGCACAGTACTGCTTGATGAACTCTTTCTCGTCACCACCGCGAGATGGGGGCACAGCAGCGAAGCGCTTACGCATGTTCGCCACCATGCCGGGACCGCTGTGGATGCATGTGTCGTAGATGACTGCATGCGCGAGAGCGCTGGTAAGTCCCATGTCTTGGCAAGCACGCACCGCTGGGGCCCAGTAGTTCGTGTCGAACACCTCGTCCTGCGCACGATGCATCACGAGATCTGCACCAGCAGACTTCAAGGTGGCGATCAGCTCTGCCATCCACATCGGGTACGACTTCGACGGATCCACCTTCGAAGTCTCGTTCGTTGCGAGGTACGGCAGATACTTCTTGAGCTTCTCAGCGTACTGACCACCAAGCTCGATGTAGCGCTTCACGACCAGGTCGAGGCTACCGGACTTGTCCGTGCACTGGTGCTTTCCGTAGCTGACACCAGCACCATCACGCAGGACGGTACAGGTAGCGTATGCAGCCGGGTTCGGAAGGCGACCTGTCTCGAAGACAGAGACGATGGAGTCGATCGTGCGCTTCTGCTCAGGAGAGATGCTCACGGTGGCTCCTGCGGAGTGCTGTGTCTTCCGTGTCCATAGACCTACTCGATCTGCTTAACGCCAGCGATAACACTAGGCGCAGCCGGAACAGGTGAAGAAGCAGCCGTCGCAAAGATGGATACCGTAGAACTGGTGCTGTAAAACGCCCACTGAAAGGCATCGCCTACGGTCATAGGAATGATGATCTCAAAGAACGGAAGCGTTTCCGTGTTGTTGGGCAATCTAATCCTAGATGCAGACCTTGGTACGTTCGTGCCATTGACTACGGCCCAGAAGTCTACGACTGCTGAACCTGCGCCTCCGTGCAAGAGCTGCGGAGATATGGTGAACGAGAAGATCCCCGACGTTCCGACAACGACCTTGGTCGGAAACCCAGAACCGTCGTTCTGCACAGACACGAACTGCTGCGCTTCAACAGTGTTGAACTTGACGTAGGTTACCGTACTCGCTGTAAGCGACTGGCTCGTGCTGTCAGAGTACGAACCGTAGGCGAGAGCGTGCCTACGAGAAGGGTAGACCTGAATAGACATGGGTTAGTCGATCAGGTCGCGAGTGAGCTTCGCTGACATGGGGAGAAGGTACTCCTTGAGGAACACCTTCATCTCGTCCTTGTCGAGGCGCTTCTTCCCATCAGCATCCACCTTGAGGGACTTCTGAAGGAAGATCACCAGCGAGTAGGCGTCACTCCCGATGTCGATCATCTCAGCGGTGGTGATGGGCATGAGATCTCCTAGTTGGTGCGGAACAGAGCGACCAGAACCCCACCCGCGGCGTAGCCCCGGCAGTTCGTGTCCGAGGGGTTCGCCGCCTCTACCGTCACGCGACCGGGGATGGACTGTTCGCCCACAGGGACGGGTCCGGTCGCCACGGCGTAGTCGGACAGGACGCCGCCCGCCCACACGGTGTTATCCGCAACGAGGTGCACGATAGACGGATTCGTGTCGAGGACGGCGTTGAGGTAGGTGTAGCGCGAGTCCATTCGTCCTCCTAGTAGAGCAGCAGGCAGGCATCGGCCTGCGCCGTGGTGCTGGCGCCGACGATGTACCCGACCGTCGTGGCTCCGTCGAGCCACGCCTGCCGCGAGATAGCGTCCTTGACGACGTAGATCTGCCGCCCCTGCCCGAGAAAGTTGCCGGACACGTTCAGTTGCGCGAACGGGAGCCGCACGATGTTTCCGCTGGGCGTGAGCAGCGCGTTGTTCGGCGAGAACGCCTCCGCGTGGAAGGCGGGCACGGTTGTCGTGGACCCCGGCGCGAACGTGCCGAAATGCGCGGTTTGGTTGCTGCTACCGTGCGTCGTGAAGCCACCATCGCCTGCCGCGCCAAAGTAGTTGGTCCAAAACGTGCCCGACGTGTTGGAGGTGCTTCCCGCCCCGCCGAAGTAGTAGCGACGCCCGTCCGTCTCCGCATCCAGCGCAGCCGTAGAGAGCGGGTCGAAGAGGGCACCGAACGCCGCGTAGGACGTTTCACCACCCGCCACGCGAGTCCATTGGACGATGCACGCCTCCTGCGACTCCCACAGCGCGACGTTGTCTAAGGCGACGGTGGCAAACGCACGAGTTGCTCGCCAATAGTTGCTGAAGCCGCTGGTGAACGGCTGTGCGTTGCTCCACGACGTGTACGCGCCGGAGGCGCGGTTCATTCCGCAGACGATGACGTTCGCGAGAGTCGCCGTATCGGGCGAAAGGAACGGGTACGCCACCGTTCCGCTCGTTCCGGCGAGAATGAAGGACATCGACAGCGCGTTGATGGGCGGTGCCCCGTAGACCGCGACGGTCACGCCGCTGACCTCACGGTTCCACGTCCACGCGCTGCCCGTTCCCGGCACCCGCGCCGACCCGTCCGCGTAGGTTGCCGACGTGCCGAGCGTGTAGAGCGCGTCGTGCGCGTTGCTGATGGACGATACGAAGTTCGCCTGGCCGACGTAGCGCCAGTTGAGTGTCGAAAGAGGCATTAGACGATGCTCCCCGGACCCTGCGCCGCGCCTTCGGGTTCCGTGATGAGGTCGTTACCGAGAGGAAAGTACCAGACGTCGAGGGTGCGGTCGTCTGCTGCACCGATGCCCACGGTAGCCGCGACCGTCGCGAACACCAGCACACCGCCGATGCGCTGCAACACCTGTCCGTCTGCCGTTGCCTGCACCGTCTGTGCTGCGCCCGCTCCGTTGAAGCACGCCACCGATGTAGCCGTGCCTGTATGGCCCGAGGCGCTCCAACCGAGCGTCGTGAGCGCTGGGTGCGACGTCACACCGGTACTACCGTTCGCCGCCGCCGTCACGCGGCCCTTCGCGTCCACCGTCACGTTCGCGTTGGTGTAGGCTCCGGGGGTGACCGTGCCGACCGTAGCGAGCCCGAGGGTCACGTTGTTGCCGGCGCCGCCGTCCGTCCGCGTGAGGTCGCCGCTGGTCACCGCCAGCACGCGCTCGTTGGTCAGCGTGGCGTTGGTCGCCAGGGTGACGTACTGCGCGTCGGTAGGCGCCCCGCCACCACCACCATCAACAGGAGCCGGAAGCACTTGCGACATCTCTACCTCGTGATCTCAAAGTAGACTTCGTACTCAAAGGTGTTGTCCGCACCAGCGTCAGGGCCAGGCTCAAGGTAGAGCTTGCCGTTCGTATCGGTGAAGACGTACACCTCTGCGACCGTGTCGAAGAGGCTGGCGACAGCCGTTGCGCTACCAAGGAACTCTTGGTTGATGCTGCTAGACGTCGCACCGCTCACTTTGTAGATGCGCGGCGTGAAGTTTGCAGCCGTACCAGCAGTACGCTTGATCTTGACGCGACGGATGATCACCTTCACGCGGCTATCCGACAGGACGAGCGCGGTCTGCGTCGTCGCACCGGAAGCAGCCGTCGTGCCCGTCAACCTCGAGACGGGCTGCGGGGCAATGGCGCTCATTAGGCCACGCGCAGGACGGTGACGTACACGATGCAGGCGCTGTTCGTGCCGACCTTCGTAGAGGTGACCTTGAGAAGACCGCCAGACGCGACCTCCATCGTCGCGTCATCGATGTCGAAACCGGACGTGGTGAGAACCTTGTCAGACGTGTTGACCGCAACAGCAGCGCTGACGGCGCTTGCACCGTTCAGAACCTGCACAGTGTTAGCGCCGCCAGCGTTCGCCGCGAGCTTGAGGTGGCTCACGTCGATGACGCGCACCTTGTAGGGCATCGTCACTTCGATGGTAGCCGTGCCGTCCGTGAACAGAAAGGGAACGACGAGCGGAGGCACCAGCGTAGCTGCGGTGGTGTTTACGCTGAACGTCGCGGCACTCGCGAGGATCGTCCCGCTGAACGCGTTGGCGGTAAGCTTTACAGGAGTGACTTCGCCATTGTGAATGGCATTACGACGGATGAACGGCACTATTCCTCCAGACCCTTACGGGCTCCAGCCCTACCTGCACGGGATGTGCTTTGCCGGATGCGCTAGACTACCACCCGCACCAGCATCACGCTAGGTCGCCACTAAGAGGTGAAAAACATGGAGAAGGCGCCGAAGTCCGATACGCCAGCAAAGCCGTCCGAGCGCATCACCGGGTCGAAGGCAAACCCTGCTGGTAGCGCCTCTTCTGCGAACGAAGGCATCCAGCTCAGCGATGAGATCGTCGCCTCGCTCGAGCAGAAGGTGTCCGACCACAACAAGGACTCTGACAAGAAGGCTACGCTCGGCATGCTGAAGACAGTGTGGCGGCGCGGAGCCGGTGCGTTCAGTCAGAGCCACAGCCCGGTGGTGAAGAGCCGGCAGCAGTGGGCAATGGCTCGCGTGAATGCCTTCCTTCATCTCTTGAAGACCGGTAGCCCTCGCAATCCGAAGTACACGCAGGACAACGACCTTCTCCCCGGTAGTCGGCAGAAGCGAGTCGCTACTGCTCTCGCCCGTGGAAAGATGACGAAGAAGTAGATAAGGTAGCGCATGGCTCGTAACGGGACTACCACACCGCTGGATGCTGCCGCCATCAAAGCGGCGATGCAGCGAGACAGGTTCATCAGCATCTGCCGCATCGTCCGCGAAGACGAGAGCATCGGGTCGCTCAACATCACGCCCACGCAGCAGCAGGTTCTGGATGCCTGCATCAACCACCGCTGGGTGATGATCAAGAAGTACCGTCAGGCGAAGATCACCACGCTGATGATCCTCGACCTGCTCGGTCAGTGCATGTACAGCCCAGGCGTGCAGGGCGTGCTGATCGCAGAGAAGTACGACACGGCAGAGACTGCGTGGGGACGCGCTCGCTACGCATACGACTACCTGCCGGATGCGATCAAGATCCCCACCCGATCTGGTCGTGACCCTGCGAAGCGCGAGATGGAGTTCGTTCACGGTGGGCGCATCAAGGCGATCACCGCAGCGACCGGTACGCCAGCCATCGGCAACAGCCCCGACCGTGTCGTCGTCACCGAGTACGACGAGTTCAACGATCAGGACAACTTCAACGCGCACTTCTTCCCGTCAGTCGCGAAGAGGCAGAACGCCCGCGTCGTGATGGAGTCCACGCCTGGTAGGCAGGGCACGACCTCGCACACGATGTGGCTGAAGGCGCTCGAGGGGTCCAGCCAGTTTCACCCGGTCTTCCTGAAGTGGTGGCTGGACGACACCTGTGCGATCCACGACCCGACCTTCGTCCCAGACCAGACAGAGCTGCGGATCATGGAGGAGCTTGAGGGGATCACCTACGCTCACCTCGCGTTCCGTCGCGCACGACTCGACACCGAGTTCATCGGGGACGAGAACAAGTTCCGGCACAAGTACCCGTATGGTCCGTATGACGGATGGACGACGGAGAGCGGGAACGTCCTTCCGTCCGATTCGCTTCTGCCGATGCTTACGGAAGCCGTCACCACCGTAGATGGACGCGAGCACTACTTCGAAGAGCGCGAGTCAAGCGTCCCGTACCTGCTGACGTGCGACCCTGCTGGATACGGAAGCGACGGTGACCCTAGCGCCATCACGCTCTGGAACGCATGGGACCGCACCGAGGTCATGTCATGGTCTGGTCGTGAGGATCCGGGCCGTCTTGCTGGTCGCATCATGGCGATCCAGGCTGCGTGGGACTGCGACGTGGTGGTCGAGAGCAACGCACCGGCATGCGTTCAGGCACTGATGTCCGCTCGATGCCCGAAGGTCTACCACACCAACTCCGCTCACCCCGGCTTCTACATGACCGCGACCGGGAAGAGCTCAGCCATCGTGACGCTGGTCGAGCAGCTTCGTCAGAACGACATCCACCTCAAGACGAAGGCGACCATCCACCAGCTCATGCAGTGGGACGGTCAGAGCCGTAAGCGCGGCAAGGGTGAGCATGGACGGCATCACTTCGACCGAGCCATCACCGTGATGATCGCCGCTGCTATGTTTAGGCAGCGGGGATATGGTCTGCGCCCAGCGGGCAGCGTGCGCACACACACGCTAAAGCCCGGTCAGACCTCTGCCATCTCGGTAGATACACTAGACAAGCTCTTCAAGCCTCGCCGTCGTAAGACATTGGGGATTCACCCGTGAAGCTCAACGAGTACCTTCCCACGATCCATCGTCACGTCGAGTCGTACAAGAGCAGCGAGAAGCTTGCCTTCGATCGGCTGCTGCGGTTCTACCAGGGGAAGTTCTACACCGACCGCGAGTCTGCTGGTCCTACCGAGAGCGAGCTGATCGTTACCTCGATCAACCTCACGTTCGCGATCGTGGAGACTGCGCTCTCTTCGTTGATCCCCCGCAACCCACAGGTAACGGCGCTCTCGCGTGGCCCGTCTCCTGGTGATGCTCTCCGTGGAATAGAGGGCGTGGTCAACCTCGCGCTCGACACCAGCGACTACTACAGCGAGCTTGTCCTCGCGGTGCAGGACGCCGTCCTCTACGGTCGTGGCGTTCTGAAGACGGTGTGGGACAAGGAGCAGGATCTTCCGCTGGTGCGGGCGTGCGACATGCGAGCGGTCTTCTTCGACCTCACCGCACGGCGTCCGTCTGACATCCGGTACTGGATCGAGGCGACGGTCATCAGCGAAGACGACCTCAAGGAGCGCATCGCGCAGGGGATGTACAAGCCCTGGGCGAACAGCCTTCAGGGCGACACCTACCCCCGCTGGTTGAACTACGATCTCGGCACCGCAGTCAGCCGCGAGCAGCTCAAGAACTGGCAGAACTGGATCATCGTGTACGAGGTGTACGACGTTGAGAGCAACCGGGTCGTTCACATGCATCCCGACCATGAGGAGCCGCTCATGGAGGATGCGCTGCTGTACTGCCCGTACAGCGTGATCGCGCTCAACAACAACGGGCAGGACTGCCGTGGACTCTCCGACATCGCTCTGATCAGCGACAATCAGGAAGAGCTGAACCACATCCGCACCTACCTGCTGAACATCGCCCGCCTGTCGATCCCAAAGACGGCATACGACAGCACCGCGCTCCAGAGCGAGGACGTGGCCCTCGCGCAAGAGGCGCCGGTCGGGTCGATGATCGGCATGCGGACCACGAATGGTCAGCCGCTTCAGAACAGCTTCTACCCGTACCCGATGCCGCAGCCTCCTGGTGCGCTCTTTGAGATGGCGGCTTCGCTTGAGAAGAGCATCGCCACCGTGTCTGCTCTTGCGGATGCACAGCGCGGTCAGGTCACCGGGGCCCGTACCGCAACGGAGCTCGCCCTCATCGAAGGCCAGATCCGCAACCGTCTGTCTGCTCGTCAGCGCAAGATCGATACGGTGACGATCGAGTGTGCTGAGAAGATCGCCTTCCTCGCTACGAAGTTCATGCAGGAAGAGAAGATCGTGGAGTTCACCGGCTACTCCGACGCAGAGCCCATCCACCCGTCTACGCTCGAGGGCGTGCGCGTGAAGTTCAAGGTGGTGCCGTACTCCCCGATGGAGAGCAACCGGGCTGTGCTTCAGGAGCAGTTCAAGTCCGCGATGGAGTTCCTGCTCAACAATCCGTTCATCGACACGGTCGAGGTCACCAAGCAGTTCCTCGAAGTGTTTCAACTCTCCCCGCGTCTGCTCAAGAAGGAAGGCGCTGCGCCGGTTCCTGGTGCTGGCGGCGGTCCTGCTCCTTTGTCTGCACCGGCTCCCGCGGCCACTCCGCAGGACGCTGCTGCACTCCTTCAGGCGCAGGGTATCGCAGAGCCGGCAGCACAGATGCCGCCGCAGCAGCAGGCTATCGCTGACCAGGCGGCTGAACCCATCACTAGCGAAGAGGCAATGGCATGAGCTTCATCACGTTCGACCTCAACTGCGAAGACGGTCATTGGGAGATCGGCGTTCTGTACCGACGCTCCGAGGGACCGCCCCCATGTCCGGAGTGCGGTAAGGCCCGCAAGAACGGGTGGTATCCGCAGGGGGCATCGGTCGCGACGACGGTCGGCATGTGGAAGCCTCTCACCCATGACGGTGTGACCTACGAGACTCGCGAGGACTGGACTGCCTACAAGGCGGTGGTCGAGCGAAACACGGGTCAGAAGATCGTTGAGGTCAGCAACTCGGATAGGCACGAGCGTGCAGACTTCCACAAGCATCGGGCATGGGAGGCGCGACGTGCTCGAGGGATCGACAGCCAGCAGTGGGCCGAGATCGTTCGTGAGCGCAAGAACGGCTACGACCCCATCAGCGGGCGTCACTTTGGGAGGTCACAGTGAAGTACGAAGAAGACGACGGCGGCATGACCGCGAAGCTCAAGGAGATCCTCAAGGCCACGGTCGATAAGGCCGATGCCGAGGGAAAGCTCCAGGCCATCACCGATGCGATCAAGTCGATGAACCTGAACATCGACGCGAAGACGCTTTTCGTGGCGGCGCAGCTCAGCGACGAGACGAAGGGCCGCTCTCCTGAGGAGCTGGCATCCATGCTGAAGGATCCTGAGATCGTTCGCGTGGTGATGATGAAGGCCAACCTCCCGCCGAAGGGCGAGATGGCTGAGGAGCCCACCGAGGAGGAGGCGATGCCTTCTGTCGGGATGAAGATGATGAAGATGAAGAAGGAAGCCGAGATGTCCGACATGGCCGAGGACGGCATGGAAGACGATAGCAAGGCCAAGGCTTACCGCATGCGGATGGGCATGTAGTCTCTGAACGGGCGGGACTGACACCGCCCACACCACCAGTACGAGGAGAAGCATGGAAACGAACACGAGTGAGGTCGTGCAGGATACGGGTGAGCAGGATGCGTCCTCGCCATCTGGAACCGGGAGCGGTGACGCTTCTCCTGCCGCATCTACGACGACAGGTGGCGAGGATGCCGCCTCATGGAATGGCGAGCTTGAGAGTCTCAAGTCTCAGCCGTGGTGGGCAAGCCTGCCAGACACTGTTCGTTCGTCCGTAGAAGGTGGGCTGAAGTCGAAGTACGGCAACTGGCAGCGTGGCTACCAGACGAAGTTCGATGAGTTCAAGCGTGGGCAGCAGTCTTGGCAGCAGGAGAAGGCTGCGCTCGAGAAGAGCGTTGTCGAGGCGAAGGACCACAGCGCGTGGGTCGAGCGTCTCCTTGGTTCTGACGACACCTCCTCTGAGTTGAACGCGAAGATCGAGAGTCTCACCAAGGCGCTGTCCGAGAAGGACGGAACGCTCTCTGCGCTTGAACGTGAGCGAGACGAGTGGAAGACTCGACTCGTCACCTACGAGGAGCAGGTTGCGGCGAAGGAAGCCGAATACTTCGACAACAAGTTCAAGAGCGACTACCCCGACATCTACAACGACTACTCGGTCGATGAGAACGGCGTAGAGAGCGGTGCGTTCTCGCACTTCTTGAAGCTGATCGAGTCTGGCTTCGACAGTGATGCTGCTGCGAAGATGACGCGTGTGATCATGCCTGCGCCAGTGCAGCCCCTTGGTCCTCGTAAGATCGAGCCGCCGCCGAGCATCCGCGCCACGACCGCACCGGGTACGCGACCGAACCCAACTACGACGCAGTCCTCGCGCGAGTTCACGTCGTATGATGACGCCATCCGGTCGCTACGTGCGCAGGCGATGGGCGACATCGATGATGAGTGACATTCTGTCCGGTGCTTGACAGAATGTCCGTCTGCTGCTTACGGTTGGTGTAGCCCCCACCGGAAGCATCGTAGGCGCAAGCACGGTAGGCTCCTCTGGATGGGAAGGCGAGCGAGTAGTCTTTCTCCTCTTCCTCTCTCCACAGGAGCATACGCTCATGTCGGTTTCTATCGAGCTTCTGAACACGACCCTCGCGGACCTCAAGGGTCCGATGGTCAGCGCGTTCTACCAGAACGTTCCCACCTTCCGTGCCCTCGAGAAGAAGGGCCGCATCTCCGCTGACGGCGGCACGCTCATCGAGCGCCCGATCATGTCCGGCTCGCCCGCCCGCGGCACCGGCATCTTCAACGGCGATGAGACGCTGGACATGACCCGGTACAAGAAGAGCGCGAAGTACCAGGTGGAGTTTCACCGCGTCGTTCTGCCCATCAACATCCCGAAGAAGGAGCTGATGCAGAACAAGGGCCGTCTTGGCGCGATCAAGCTCATCGACACCTACCCCAAGGTGACGATGGACGGCTTCACGACCGACTACGAGAAGTACCTTCTCACGGGCGGCTCAGCTGGCATCGCGATCGACAGCGCGGAGCTTGCTGGCTTCACGACCTTCAACGGCCAGTTCACGGCTGGTGTTGGTACGGGCGTGACGAACGGCCTCCTCGACTTCGCGGCTCCTGCGAACCAGACGCAGACCGTGCAGAACGTGGTGAAGTCGGCTGCGAACTACCACTTCAACCAGGCGCAGCAGATCACGGCGTTCGCGACGGACGGCATCACCAAGATCCGCAAGCTGTACCGTCAGTGCGCGCAGTACAGCGGCAAGCCCAACGGTGGCCCGGACATCATCGTGATGGACGACGACACCTTCGGTAACTACCAGAACGCGAAGCTCGACCTCGTCCGTCTCACGGCTCTGCCCGAGAACACGGACAAGTCGAACCTCATTCAGGACGTGATCGGCGTGGGCGGCGTGTACGCGTCGAACCTCATCGACCTGACCACGGACTTCGTGGCGCCGGGCGGCAGCGAGTTCGACCCGCGTACCGGTGTGGTCTACATGATCAACACCGACTACCTCGAGCTGATCCACATCCAGAAGATGACGATCTCGGACTTCACCGACCAGATCGCGCAGCAGGATGCGGTGACCGCTAAGGTCGAGCTGCACCACCAGATGGTTCTCACCAAGTTCCCCGCCCACGGCTGCATTGCCGGCGGCGCGTCCTAATCTACGGAGGATCGAAAGATGCTTACCGAGTTTACCGCTGATGCGGTGTCTGCGATCGACAGCACCGCCAACTACAAGCTGGGCTACAAGGTCTTCACGAAGGACTCGACCGGCACCAAGACCTACGTCTACGTCAAGAACGGCGCGGGTGCGAGTCTCAAGGTCGGTCAGGGCGTGATGATCAAGGACGGCAGCGCGACGTGGGAGGTTGCCGTCAGCACGACGGCGGCGTCTGCGGCTCGCTTCGTCGGCGTTGCGCAGACCTACACCAACGCTGGCGTGTCGAGCCTGTTCCTCGACACGTACTTCGGCTTCGTGCTGTGCAGCGGCTACGGTCGCGTGCTCGGCATCGCGGCTGGCGTGGCTGCGAACAGCTCGCTCAAGCCGGTTGCGGCGGGCGAGTTCGATGTCGGCACGATCGGCACGAACGACCTCGTGGCGTTCAACCCCGCGGCTCTTGCGGCGGGCACCGTGGCTGGTGCGGCTTACATCAAGCCGTAATCACCGCAAGGTGCGACACGGGCCGGTGGCTGGGGTACACTCCCTAGTCACCGGCTTCGTGCTAGGAGGTGAGGATGAACAAGAAGGACTGGCGCGACAGGCTCCTCACCATCCGGGCGTGGAACGCAGACACGACCAAGAACTTCTCGTCTGAGCTAGACGACGTGCTCAACCTCGCTCTTCAGCGCATCGCGTCCGACGTGCCTGGCGCAGTCATCCCTGACATGGACTACGTCGTAGTCGATGAGGACTACACGCAGACTGACTTCGGTCGAGGCGTCTCCACCACCACCGATACGCTGGTGCTGTCGTTCGGCGTCTCTGGTACGTTGAACCCGACCATTAACGGTACGTGGGACGGCATCTACCACATCGAGTTCGTTGACTCGAACAACGTCTGGCACCGTCGTCAGTGCCGCGAGTTCTGGTTGCAGACGCCGGGGCCCTCGCCTGGCGCCTTCGATAACCACTACCTCGTGAGCCTCGACCGACCGGTTCAGGCTGGCATCACGCTGACGAACGTCAACTTCCGTCTGCACCAGCCCGAGTTCTTCTTCAGCGATGACGTGATGGAGCTTGTGGATGGCGGCATCCATGACCCGAACATCAGCCAGATCATCTGTCTCCCGCAGGCGTTCGCCTCCTACATGGAGCATGACAACGTCCGTGGAAACGTCGTCGGGCGTCCGGAGTACTGCGCTCGAGGCCGGCACTTCCAGGTAGACGCTCCGGTCAAGGTCATCACCACGACGGCGGCTCAGGGTGCGTGGGCAGGACCAGAACCTCTCGGTTCGTTTGAGTACTGCTTCACGTACTGCTGGGGCAAGCGCGACCTTGAGTTCACCAGCCAGAACGGTACGGCCATTCCCTTGTGGGAGAGCGCTCCGTCCCCGATCAGCGCGACCGCTACGACTGCGCTCAACTCGATCATCTTGGCGCTGCCAGAGATCGACTGGCAGTTGAACTTCGGGGACAACACCACGCTTCGGTACAGCCGCAGCGGCATCTACAAGCGCATCTACCGGCGCCGCCTGACCACGGGTGCGGGTCCGTCGCACACCAGCATCGAGGCTGGATCCATCTTCCAGTACCTCGTTGACGTAGATGGCGTCACGACCTCGTACACCGACAATGGTAGCGTCATTCCCGACTACTACCGGCGCCTTCCGGAGTCGCACGGCTACTACGCCTACAGCTTCTACCCGCACCAAGACCATCGGTACGAGGTCAACTTCCGCGTGCGCCGTCGTCCTGAGAAGCTCGTCAACGACTTCGACGCGCCGCCTGTCCACCCGGACTGCCACGATGCGCTCATCGAGATTGGCCTGTACTACCTGAGCCTGATGGATCGTCAGATGGACGAGGCCACCACGCACCTGAAGCTCTACCTAGACCTTCACCTTCCGAAGCTGAAGGCTATGTACGCGAACCCTGCACGCCTTGTACCGGGACTTCCCTGGTTCGTGCAGAACTACCCGAACCGGCGATTCACGGGGCTGCGGTTCGGGCCGATGTCTTCGTAGCCCTGCTCAAGGAGAAGCCATGTCTGACACCGTTCTGTACGAGAAGCCGAGCGTCGGTGACGTGTGGGTGAGCGTATGGCCGGATGCGTCTGAGAGCGCAACGATCATTGGAGTGAAGGATTCTGCGAACGGTCAGTGGCAGGCTGTCCTGTGGGGCGGCTTCCGCAACCCGCTGCGTGTGGCGCAGGGCGAGGGCTGGAGCAGCCGTAGCCAGTGGCACCCGGTGCGCGACGATCATCTTCTGTTCCCTGCTGCTGCGGCGCCTGCTCCTACTGACGCTGCTGTGGCGAAGAAGCGCGGAGCCGCCTGATGTCCTACACTCGTCAAGCGCAACTTCTCCCGACCATCGAGAGTGGTAAGACCTACTCTGCCGATGAGTTCGCGTTCCAGATTCGCAATCTGCAACGCACGTCGGAAGGTACGCTGGCGAGTGTCCGTGGACCGTGTCGATACACGACGTTCGCATGGCCGTCTCGCGTCTACTCTGTGTTCCATGCTCTGCTGGACCAGGGGATGCGGGACGTGCTCATGGTCCGTAGTGGATCGACCATGTACACGCAGACCGGGTGGGGCACGAATGCCTTCACGTCGGTGCATACGAACCTGACCGAGACTGCGTCGTACAAGTACCCCGACCAGTTCTGCGAGGTCGGTGGCCGCATCATCTGGACGAACGGGATCGACAACCCGCTCGTCTACGATGGCTACGTCACGCAGACGACCTCTGCACTCGTGCCTCTCGGCTACGACAATATGCCGAATGGACCTACCGTTCTCGGTCCTACGGTGGGCAACGACAATGCGTTGCAGCGTGCGACGAACAACAGCGGGTACGCGCATCCTGGCGACATCGGCACGATCTCGTCGGACATCTCAGCGATCCAGAACGGCAACACCGAGCCGAACGACAATGCCATCGGGCAGATGCTCGAAGGTTCGTGGAACTACGCTGTTCAGTACGAGGATGTCTTCGGCAACCTGTCGAAGATCAGCCCGCAGACGAACGTGCGCGTGCGGCAGGAGCAGACTCGCACGAAGTACCAGACGTTCGACCCTACGGCTGCACCACCCATCGTATGGAAAGACCTCGCGGGTAACGCCGTCACCTACGATGATCTTCAGCGTCAGTTCTGGGTGGACAACATCTCGGTCGGTCCTGCCGGTACGGTCGCACGCCGACTGCTCCGCACGACCGACACGCTGCACGGGAGCAACAGCCTTCGTCTCCTTTCTCGGATCCCCGACAACGAGACGACGTGCTACCCCGACGAGACTGCCGATGGTCTGCTTGGTGCGGTGGCACAGAACTATCTCACCGTCCCGACGTTCAAGATCATGTGCGCCTACAACGGTGGGCTCGCGGTTGCGAACACGACGGCGAACCCCGGCATCATTCACTTCTCGGACCCCGGCTTTGCTGGGAGCTTCCGACCGGATCGGTACATCTTTCCCGACCCGAACGGTGCAGAGGTCACGGGCATCGCCACCTTCAACGGTGTGCTGCTGGCCTTTACGGTCCACAATGTCTACGCCATCACTGAGTCGAGCCCCGGCAGTTACGTCAGCACGCCGATCACAAACGGCATCGGCTGCGTGGCTCCGTCGTCCATCTGCTCGACCGCGTGGGGAGAGATGGTGTGGCTAGGCCGAGACGGCTTCTACGCCTACAACGGTAAAGACGTTTCGTACATCAGCGAGCCGATCGAGCGCTTCCTGCGTGGGCTTGAGATGGGCAAGACCAGCCGGTCGGTGGCCGTCTACAACCCGCTCAAGCGAGAGTACGTGTGCGCCATCACCGCGCCTGGCTCGAACGCACCGAACGCCATCTTCTGCTACGACGGTGCCGGGTGGCGCGAGCAGCAGCACAACCGGGTCTACCACTACATGTGCGTGACGCGAGACTACCGTCAGTACGTGCTCGCCGCGGCGCAGACCGGTGGTGAGTCGAACACGCTGGTGGTCCTCGACCGTGAGGTGCGTGATGACCCCACGACCATCACCGAGTTCAAGTACACCAGCCGGTGGCTAAAGGTCGATGGTTCGGGCCTTACGCGCTTCAACGCTGCGGTGCTGTACATCGGCTTCCTCGAGAGCAGCAGCGCACAAGTGACCGTCAACTGCTACCGCAACGGTCGGTGGGACGAGGTCATCGCGAACGGTACGCTCACGCTTGATGCAGACGACCGCACCGTGGACCTGTCGAACCTCGTCGTCGGCACAGGGACGGCGCTGTCCTCTCGCCTGTACTGGCGCCGGTTCGACATGCATCTCCGCAGCGTGGACAGCTTCGCGTTTGAGCTGGTGTGCCAGCCTGCTGACGGCGAGTACCTCAACATCGCGGCGTTCGCGTTCGACGGGGTCGTGGCCTCTGAACGTGGCGCACGCATTATGAAGGGCTGATCATGGCGCACATCTTCCCACCGAAGGCGTTCAAGCCGCAGGAGCTTCCTGACCCTGCTGCGTTGGATAGCGTCATCATCCCGATCGCAGAGAAGATCTACGGCAAGATCAACGAGCAGGACATCAACGCCGTCTCCACCGGCACGTTCCCGCTCTCGGTGATCGACCCGCTCTCTGGTACAGGCAGCGACGAGGGCGCCTACACCAGCAAGTACCTCAAGTTTCGCGAGGTCAACCCAGACTTTGGTGCGACCACCGCGAACCCACCGTGGTTCGGCTACGACCCGAACATGGCTGTGATTGACTACAGTCAAGCATGGCAGCTCGTCGCTGATCTCACGCAGGACATCAAGAGCGGTGAGGATGTGCTGTGGGTCGTGGCGCAGATGACCTACGCCTGCTGGAAGGGTGGGCTTTCTGGCTCCACGCTGGACTTCCCGAACAACGCCACCCAAGACCCGGTTCGCGTGCAGTTCGCCATTCGTGTGGATGGTGCGATCATCGATGAGACGATCACCGGGTCGATCATCTTTCCCGACCAGTCCCGGCAGATGGTGTACAAGGCGAAGTCCACGGGTGCGAACACCTACTTCGACTACCGGCATGTTCGGTACGTGCAGAACGTTGAGGGCATTGGTGGTGCCGCGAAGCCGGTTCGCTTGACGTATGCGATCCCGGTGGTCGAGGGCCTCCACATCATCGAGATCGTGGCCCGCCGGTTTCCGCAGGGCGATGGACTCGTGGACAACAACACAAGCAGCGCGTACAACGCAGACCGTCTCGGCTCGACCGTAGCGGTGTTCAATCGCCAGCTCTTCGTGCTGAAGTGCAACGCATGGGGAGGCGGCACGCTGCTCTACCCCTCGAGCGGCATTACGACGTTCACCGAGAATCAGGTGCTGTCGAACCAGTCGCTCTATGTCGACCGGCTGGACAAGATCCAAGATCGGATGAACGCCATCGTGCCCGGCAACACCGAGCGTGGTGCGCTGCGAGCCGAGGTTCTTCCGAACGCTTCTATCGCCCGTGACGTAGAGGTCATCCAGAACACCGACTTCTCCACGACGCAGCAGTACCAGGTCTACGGGGACAACGCCGGCTGGACGATCGTGCAGGACGCGACGGCGAACCTGCTGGTGCTGGACAACGGTGGTCTAGGCTGGAACCTCACCACGAACAGTGGCTGGTTCATCGTGATGGCGAACGTCGCGATGAAGAACGCTACCCGCACGGGCGCTACGGCGGGTACGCGCAGCCAGGTGATGGGATGCTTCACCATCCGCGTGAAGCCGGTTGGCGGGAATGCGGTGAACATTGACCGTTCAGAGGTCTACTGCACGAACGACAACTTTGCGTACACGTTCAATGCGTCTAGCGGGCTCACCGCGAAGGAGACGACGACCCTGTGCTACGAGGACATCCCGCTCTTCCTCGCGATCCGTACCGACACGCTGTCGGTAGCGATCGGCAGCACCAGCGTCGAGCGCATCGAGATCTGCTTCAACGGATGGCACGGGACTTCTGGTGGTAGCGCTGCTGCCATCTCGGTCACCGTAAACGGCGGCAACGCATCCGCATGGATTCAGGAGCGCTGAATGTCTACCGTCGTTCTTCCTTACGTTCCTACTGACGGGTCCACGTTCAACGCGGATCAGTTCAACCGGGACATCCACAGCAACGTGGCGGGCGAGTCGCTCTACCAGACGAGCAACGGGCGCCTCGAGCCGACCGTCAACTTCAGCCCGTTGTTCCTCATCAAGAACGAGCAGATCCGTCCGTACCAGATGTCGTTCGCACAGAGCAGCGGGATGCTCCAGTCGCAGGACTACATCGAGACGGCATGGGGACGCAGCGACGAGAAGCGCGAGGTAGCCGGGACCGGCATCACATGGTTCCTGCGCAACCAGGCGAGCATGGTGATGATCAACCTCTCCATGCACCTGTCGTGGTGGCGTCTGCGTGGCCGTCCAGTACAAGGCAATGCAGACGATCAGGACAGCAGCAACATCCGCATCGCCGTCTACGTGGACGGTGGTCAGGTGGTCGAGCGCTTCCTCCCGATCAGCGTTTACCCGAGCCCGTATGGCTACACCGGGAACGTCACGAAGTACGAGATCGGGGAGGCGTTCCTCTCCCGGCACATGAACCTCTCGTTCGGAGTGAAGAACGTGGCTGTCGGCTGGCACAAGGCGAGCATCCGGATCTCGGTGCGCAACAACCAGCAGGTAGAAACGGGCAAGGTCTACGACCAAGAGGAAGCGTACTACGAGAGCAACCATCGCGTTAGGATGCGTGTGCGAAGTGGTACTGTGCTGGCGGTTCGCTAGGAGGTCTGGTGGCTACAACTAGTGAGATGATCGGTGGTGCAATCGGCGCTATCGGTGGTGGGCTGATCGGCGGTCCTGCTGGCGCTACCGCTGGGTACAGCATTGGTAAGGGCGTCGGCGGCATGGTGGGTCGTGGGAACGAGTTCACCAAGGCTTACGACAAGAACCTAAGCGAGTCGCTCCGCAAGATCCGCATGGGCCAGTCGCTGGCGCCGAGTGGTGCAGAGGTCCAGCAGGCGACGATGGGTGCGCAGCAGCAGGCTCTTGCAGCACAGCAGCAGCAGCAGGCAGACCTTCAGCGTGCGGCGGCGATGGGTGGTGCTCGTCAGGGTGCGTTCTTCACCGCGCAGCAGCAGCTCGGACAGGCGTCTGCGGATGCGGTGGCCCGTGAGCGCATGGCGAACGAGATGCGTGCGCAGTCCATCGGTGAGCTTCGCCGGATGCGTGCGCTCGGTGAGGCGAAGCTGCGCGGCGCAGAGATCACGGAGCAGAAGGCGGCTGAGGCTCAAACTGAGGATCCGTTCAAGGCGTTCCTCGCTCCTGGCGAGACTGAAGACTCATTCATCGCGAAGTTTCTTCAATCGTTCGCGGGCGGCACGCCTGTCGTAAAGAAGGAGTAGTCATGGCTGCACCCGCTACTGCACCTACGGTGAATGACCTTCAGAGGCAGTCCGATGCTCGCTTCAACTCTGTTGTTGATGCTGCCGTCGAGATCGTCAAGATTCGCCGGGCAAGCCGTGACAAGGAGCTGACCTCCCTCATCGGGTCGCAGCGCGGACTCGACAAGGCGATTGGCGAGGGGCAGAACAACGCGTTCGTGAAACTCGCAGACGTGAACAACCGCTACGCCCGCATCGCTGCTGGTGGGCAGGTTCAGCCGCAGGACAAGCTCAAGTACCTCATTCAGGTGATGGAGCTTCAAGCCGAGATCGACAAGAACGGTCGCAAGCCGAACAGCCAGCGTGTTCAGCGTCTGCTTGCGCAGTCCGGTGCTACCGATCCGTCGATGTACAGAGACTCTGCGGTGTCTAGACGGCTGTGGGAGAACTACATCGCAGAGGTGAGCGAGGCTCCGTATGACCCGACTCTGCTCGGTGACGTACAAGACCTAATGGCGAAGACCGGATGGGACTTGAACACTGTTCAGTCTCTTCCGGGTGGTGAAGTTGTCGTTGATCAGTACGTCACTCGTGAGAACGCTGCGACCTCGTTGAGCGCTGCTGCTGACGCGATTCGTCAGGCGTTCGGACAAGATGCTCTCAAGACGATGGGCGCACAACTTGCTGGTGGTGGAGGCGGCATCGCTGCTGCTGAAACCTCGATGCAGAGCATTCCTGACTCTGTGTACGAGAAGGTTCGCGAGCAGGCCAAGAAGCTTCCTGGTCTTGACGACGCTATCGCTCGTCGCACCGCTAACGACGATCGCATCAAGGTGCTTCGTGGTGCTCTTGATGAAGACCCTGGTGTTGAAGTCAATGCCATCATGTCTGGTATGCAGAGCGCAAACAGCCGTGCTGACGCTGGCTTCAAGAGCGTGAGCTTCAAGGCCAGGCTCATGGGCCAGCCGAAGTTCCACGAGTGGGCGAAGAGCAACGGCTTCACCGTAGGCTACGCCCGCAAGGCCGATCAGCCTGGCGACCAAGACCTACCCGGCTACGACAGCGCCACGCAGACGGTCTACGTCCCCGGCCTCGATGACGACCGCGCCTTCCGTGCTGCTGCTCGACAGGCTTCGATGGGTCCGCGCGCACAGGCGCTCCCGTCGTTCATGCAGGGCGTGCGTGGCCGTCTGCCTGAGCGTAAGAACCTCACCGTTGAGATCGAGGCAGAGGCTTCTCCCGACCTCGCGAAGAAGAACGCTGACGGTAAGTTCCGCACCGTAGACGGTAAGTACGCCACCGATGCGGAGATCCAGGCTCTGCGTGACTCGCGTACCGTTGTTGGCGTGGCAAGGACTGCTGGTGGAACGCCAGTGTTCAAGATGAAGGATGGAAGCGTCGTGCTTCAAGACGCCGGTATGGAGCCGTTGAAAGTCTCCGCTGATGATGCACGAGTCAAGGGGCTTTCATTCACTACTGCGTCTGTGGTTCCTGATGATGCTTCTCTCGGCGTAGCAGAAGCTGCGGCTCCTCCTCCTGCAAAGACCCGCACCATCATCGGTCGTGAGACTGCTCTGCTGCCTAGCGACCCGCAGGGAGCCACGGTCATCGAGACTACCGAGGGTCGGCGCATCGTCATCCCGAAGGAGAAGGTTGTCGCCTCGCGTGACTACAAGGAAGGCGATGTCACCAGCGGGACGGGTACGCCCCTCGAGGGTGAAACCGGTGCGCGTGGTATCCGTGCTCCGTTTGCTGCTGCTCGAGCGCGGATGGGTGGACTGCCCGCTGTAGAGGCGGCGACTCCCCCAGATATCACCCCACAGCAGGCTCCCCCAGATAGCACCCCACAGGCTGTTGCTGTGCGTCGTGTGGTTGCTCCGACCGTGGCTGCTCCTGCTGTCCCCATGCGGACGCCTACGCGTCGAGAGGCACCACCGTTCGGGTACGGGACGCCTGTCGCCCCCACCGCAGCCGCGCCCATCCCGGCATCGGCTGCGACGGTCACTCCTGGAGAAGAGGCTGGTGGCGAGATTCGTGCAGCGGCTTCGCCCTCAATGACCGGTGGTAATGCTCCGCAGCCTCCTGCTGGCACCACGAGTGGTACGCCCGCTAAGGTTCCGGTGCTTGCTGGTCGCACGGTTGGTACGAGTGTGACACCACCTCCCCCGCCGACGTTTGCTCCTGCGGCGCAACCCAGCACGGCGATGCCGCTTCCTGTGACGACGACTTCGACTGTGCCTACGCTTCCTGCTGGGGCCTTCGCCGTTACTCGTCCTGCTGCACCCGCTGCACCCGCTGCACCCGCTGCTCCCGCTGCACCCGCTGCTCCCGTGCCGACTCCGGAAGAAGACATCTTCGCTGGATCGTCCATCACGATGGAGCCGGAAGAGGTTCCGTCTGTCGAGCCTCGCACCGACATGGCGGCTATGCGCGCTCGTCTTGATGCGCTGCGGCGTATGCGTGCAGAACGTGAGGCTGCAAAGCAGGGAGCCTTGTCTACTGGTGTCTTCTCGCAGTAGCCCTCTCGGCGTTAAACTAGCGTCGAGAGGGAACCATGCCTGACGACCAGAAGCTTGCTGAAGAGCGCCGTCGCCTGTTTGAGCAGATGTTCCCGGCTGCTCCTGCGGCGGCTCCTGCTCCTGCGCCAGCCCCTGTTGCTGCCGCTCCTGCACCTGCTCCGAAGCCTGCTCCTGCTCCCGTCGCTGCGGCACCTAAGCCTGTTGCTGCACCGAAGCCTGTTGCTGCACCGAAGCCGAAGAAGCCTCGTGTGCCCGCGCCTAAGCCTGCGCTTGTTGCGGCGGTCCCTGCTCCTGTCGTCATCCCGCTGGTGGGTCGCGCTGCGCCACAGGAAGACATCTTCCCCACAGCAGGATTCGTCACGAGGGAGAGCGCTCTTGAGGAGCAGGTTCGCCCGATGATCGAGGCGAAGCGTGCTGAGCAGAAGGCTGAGAAGGCAGCAGAGGCTGCGAAGATCCCAGCGTCTGCGCTTGAGTTCAAGCCCGCCGATGTGTCCGACAAGGACATCCTCTCTGGCGACTACGCTAAGGAGTCCCGCGACCTCCTCAAGAAGTTCTACAGCGCACAGGCTGCGATCATCAAGGAGAAGAAGGCGCAGGGCGCTACCCTCACCGATGAAGAGGTTCGTCGCGAGGCTGCTCGTCGTGCTGGTGGTGTGGCGATCGGTATGGCCCGTGAGGCGTACACCCCCACCGTGGCTGCTGGCGTCTCTGCGCTTGGCCGCGGCTTGTCTACCCTTGGCCGTCTTGGTAGCCCGCTCGCCATTGGTGCTGGAGAGGCCATTCAGGCTGCGGATGAGCGTCTCAACGTGGATGCTCTCGCTGACTTTGACAAGCGTGAGAAGTTCATCCGTGCGCTCGATACGCGGCTCACCGGGGACGAGCTTACCGCTACGCTCGTCAAGCGGATGGATGAGGACGCGAAGAAGTTCGGCCGCGGCTCGCGTGCCGATGGCTACTCGAGGCTCGTTGCTGACTTCCGCACCCGGTACGTCAAGGGCCGGATGCAGCAGACGGGCAACGACCTGAAGCTGAACAGCACCAACGAGCAGGACATTACTGATGCGCGTGCGGCTGAGGCAGCGTTTGAGGTAGAGGCCAACAAGACGCTTGAGTCCCTGCGTGTCGCTGGAAACCCGGTCGTGCGTGGGGGCCTGAACGTCGTCACGGCACGTACCGTCAACGATGCGTTCAAGCGCGGGACCGTTGAGGGGCTGAAGGAAGCGGCGAGCGTCTTCCTTCCTCAGGCTGCGGCCACCACCAGCGGTAAGGCTGTGCGCGTCGAGAGCATACCGATGACGGTGCTACGCGACATCAGTGCTCCGATCGCTGTACTCGCCTCTGCACTTCCGATGCCTGGTGAGGCTGGTGGTATCGGTGGTGGTGCTATTGGAGAGGGTGCCCGTCCTCGAGGGGACATCTTCGCACGAGTGCAGGCTGGTCAGACTCCGCTCATTGACGTGATGGAGAACGACTGGGTTCGCAACGCGCTTGAGCGTGGTGATGCTGGCGACAGGTCGCTTGCTGCTGGGCTCCTCGCCTCTGCCGGTGCTGTCGAACTAGCCTTCCCCGGTCTTGAGATTGCTGCCGCGCCTGCTGTTGGCCTCGCGCTTGGCAAGGGTATCGACGCTGGTCGGTTCATCATCGACTCTGCCGACGCTGTAGCGGTCGCTCGCTACGGAAAGCCGGGTGGTCCTGCCGCGTCTGACATCGGTACGTTCATTAAAGATCAGGTCGATACCGTCCGACGTGCGCGTGAGGTCTACCGCACCACTCGCGACAACGACGTTCTGCTGAAGACTGTGTCTGATGTTGAAGGCGCCTTCCCCGTAAACATCGACCTTCACCTAAACCAGGTGAACCCTGCGCTCGCGAAGGTCTACCGTGACGAAGTCCTCCAGGCTGTGCAGCAGGACGAGACGCTCAACCGGGTGCTGAATGCGCTGGTCAATGAAGCGCCGGCAGCAGAGCGGTCGAACGAGTTTCGAGTCCTCAACAGCAAGAGCGCAGACGACATTGTCGCGGCGATAGACGATGCGGCTACTCGTGCTGCTGATGATGTGCAGAAGGCAGAGCAGCGCCTCGTCGTAGCGAAGGATGCCGTCGAGCAGACGAAGCGCGTGCCATCAACGCCTGAGCAGGCTCTACTGCTCAAGCAGCAGGAGGCTACTGCTGCGAGGACAGCCAAGGAGTTGAAGGAGGCGAAGGACAAGGCTGCGAAGCTTGAGGCTCTTCGTGGTCTTGATCCTGCGGATGTCCAGTCTCGCGTCTTGGCTGCATCCGACGCAGCCGTCCAGAAGATGCTCGGCAAGCGTACTGCTGCGCCTTCCATCCCGGTGCGGCCCGCAGAGGTCATTGACCAGCAAGAGGTTTCGGATGTGTTCGGTGCTCCGGTCACGCCCAAGGAAGCACGCGCTGTCGCAGAGCCTGGTTCTGTTCGTGAGTTCCTGCGCGGGAAGGGAGAGAAGTCGCTCACGAATGTGGAGTCTGTGTTCGTTGACGACATGGTCAATGCGCTTCGTGCTGGGCCTGCCGACGAACTCGTTCGCATCATCGAGAAGCAAGGCCAGAGCCTCGTCAAGGAAGGCAAGCGGACTGCTGCGTACAGCAACCTTGAGATCCTTCAGATCCTTGATCGTGCTGATGCCGCAGTGCAGTACAACAAGCTCGACCGGTTTGAGCAGATCGAGCAGAAGATTGTTGATCAACTTCTGAAGGACGGTAAGGAAGCGACAAAGATCATTGACCGCTTCGCCACGTCCGCAGAGGCAAAGCTCCGTCTGAAGGAAGCAACTGACGCCGTCAACGAGGCTGTCAAGAACGCCAAGATGGCGACCCAAGACCTTCAGCGCGCTCGTTCGATGAAGGTGCCGAAGGCTCAGGTGAAGGCTGCAATGGAGCGTGCTGGTACGCCTGCACCAGCAGCGGCTCCTGCTGCTGTTCCTGACCTTAATACTCGGATCAAGGCTCTTGAGGACAGCCTGATCGTCCTTAAGGCGCGGAATGTAAGCCCAGACGAGATTCTTCGTGTCCAAGATGAGCTGTCTGCTGCTTACGCAGAGATGCTTGGCGGCAAGCCTGCACCCATTGGTGGTACGATCACCAAGGCTGTAGAGAAGCCTGCGTTCACTCCCATGTTTGGTGTTCCTACTGCATCCGATGTGACCGCTGCAAACGTCGTCAACATCGTGAACGACTCTAGCGCTGTTTCGGCAGAAGCTGCTTCGGTCGCCAACCAGATTGATGGTGTGGGTACGTCTCTTCGCACCCGCATTCCCGACAACCCTGCTGCTCGTCGTCAGGTCGAGATGCGGTACGGACTCGACCGTAACCGTATCTACGGCGTAACGAATGAGCCGTGGGAGCGTCCGGACATCATGCTGACGGAGCGCCCGCCTGTCACGAACGTGCGCGACCCGAAGCATCTGTTTGGTCTTGCGCAAGATCGTGGGCTCGACAACGTCGAGCGCTACATCATGGGCGATGGTCCTGCGTTCAAGACTCAACTTGAGCAGAACTTCGCTCAAGCAATGAAGGATGGGACGCCTACACCAGAGAGGGCGAAGGTTATCCGCGACTACCTCGACAGGGGTATGGTTGTTCACGACACTGCGAAGCGCGAGTTTGCAGAGCGTGTCGGTCTTCCGTTCTTCAAGAACTACTTGAAGCGTACTGACTTCTGGGGACGTGGACCTAGCTTCAAGGGGCCTGTTGCAAAGGCTTTCTACGATGGTCTTGAGAAGACCGCTGCTGGTATGCCGGCAGGTACTCGGCGCGCTCGAGGCGAGAACGTCTACTTCCGCTGGCTGTCGTTCCGCTCTGGACCAGAAGGGTTCAACCCGCTTGTCGCTCGACTTGACGACATGGTCGAAGTCCGCAACGCGAACCTTGCAGAGCAGGCCGGTCCTCTCCGTCAGAACGTCGTGCTCCCTGACGGAACCACCCGCTTTGCGGACGAAGGCGCGGTGTCCGACCGATTCGTCGGCTACGTCACGGGTGCCGAGGTTCGCAACGGAAAGACCTACCTCGTGGTTCAGCCTGCTGAGTACGTTTCTGCTGCTGGTCCGAAGAAGGCTCGCGTAAAGAATCGAAGCGTCCTTGTTCCTGCTAATGAAGCCATCCTCTCTGAGCGTGGCCGGGTCGGCGACATCACCGTTGGACTAGGCAAGAAAGAGGAAGGACGTATGGTGATCGGTGTCTACGACACCGCACGCCCGATGACGAATGCAGAGTGGGCCGCTCTTGCGCAGCGTGAGCAGGCTGCGTTCAAGAACGGACTCGCTGGCAAGATCAGCTACGACCCTTCGTACAACCGCCACGTCACCGAGCCGATGGCTCCACCGACGCGTCCGACCGCTACGGACTTCGACATCAGCCCCAACCACATGAACGACCCGAACGGCTTCGCTGACCTCCTCAAGCGTTCGGTGCCGAAGCCGCAGGTTGAAGAGGTGCGTGCTGCTGGTCGTGCTGCGCCTGACGAGGCGCCGATCTACACGGGTGAGGATCGTCCCACCGAGATCAAGAGCCGAGCCATCAACTCCGCGATGAACAACCGCGACAACGCCGTCGAGCGGCTCGACCAGGTCCGTCGTGAGGCTGGTGCCATTGTGGCAGAGGCGCGCATCCCTGAAGTCACGTTCGAAAAGCGGCTCAAGGTGCTGATCGACCGTGGAACGGTTTTAGAGAAGCAGCTCCAGAACATCCGTGATGCTCGTGCCGTGCAGGATCGCGTCGTCAAGGCGCTCGTACAGTACGACGATCTCGCGGACGACGCCTACCGTGCCGCAGCCGAGCCTCGTCGCGCTCTTGCTCAGCGTCTCGCTGCTGCCGAAGAGGCAGTAAAGGAAGGGCTCACCGCAGAAGTAGCGGCTGCTCAGCGAGCCATGCAGGAGCGTCGTGGCGTTACCTTCGCTGCCGAGCGCGAGGTCACGCTTCAGCGTCAGGTGCAGGAAGAGGTCCGGCGTATCGCTGCATCGACGCCTGGGCTTCAGCAGTACGCTGAACGTGCTCGAGGCATCGGTGCTCTCGCGTCCGGTGCGCGTGAGGTAGTCGAGGGAACCGTACCGAAGACCCTGCGCGACATCAACCGTCAGATCACCCGCATGTCCGACGAGGCGGCTCGCGACCTTCAGGACGCGGTCGCTACGCAGCGGATCACCAGCGCTACCGACCGGATGACCTCTGCGTTTGATCTGCTCGACAATACGCACTACGGCGACACCTGGCGCAAGACGCAGGAGATCGGGATCATCGATTCCCGCGTCGTGGACGGTATGGCGTTCGCCTACGTTGATGACGTAGAAAAGTTTGAGAGTAACTTCCGTGAGCTTGCTGATCAGCTCCGCTCCATCGTCAGCACCATGAAGGTCGACGGGAACGACATCAACTCGCTTGATGAGTTGTCCACCGTCATCTCCGGATTGACCCCTACGGAGGTTAAGGGGACTCGCGCTATTGCTACCGGCGACCTTCAGTTTGCGCAGTCCGTGATGTCGCAGGGCATCGTGAACCATGCCATCAGCAACTCGCTCGGACTCGGCGCGTTCTACACCGCAGAGGAAGCGCGTGCGATCAGCGCGTGGCTCAGCAGCGGTGATGTCTCCACCCGTGAGGTAGCGCGTGGTCGTGAGCTTGCGCTCGGTGTCTACAGCAGCGCGGTCGATACCCGTAAGCCCATCAGCGAGTTGAAAGACATCAACAACGTGCCGTCGAGGAACGAGCTGTTCAAGGCAGTGAAGCTCACGAAGGCTACGGTGCGTGAAGGCATGACCGAGGGTGACGTCGCAGCATCTGTGGTGAACGCTTACGACGACGCCATCAACAGCACCAGCAATCTGTACATCCCGCAGACCGTTGCGCGTGAGATGGACAAGGCTGTAAGCGCGATGCTCAACGCGGCTCGCGGTGGTGAGCAGGGCGCGTCTGGATGGTTCACGAGTCCTGGCTTCATGTTCGGCAATACGTACAAGAAGGCATCTGTCTACGGACTGTTCACGCCTCGCACCGAGTTCTACTTCAACAACCTCGTGCAGGACGCAGATCAGCTTGCTGTCTCTGCGAACGGTGGCTTGAAGCAGGGGCTGAAGGTGATGATCGGCTCTGTCCTCACCAACCTCTTGGCGGCGAAGCCTGTGGGCATTCCTCTGTCTACGCTTTCTGGTCTTGCGGACGTAATCAGTGGAACCCGTGCAGGTACGTCTGCAACAGAGGTGTCTGAACGCATCGCTAGGGTGAACAACTGGCTCGGCCTCGCCGCCTACGGGACAGACGCTAGCCTGCTGCTTCGTGCATCTGATGATGTGAGCCGCGCGCATGGGCTCCCGTTCAAAGATCTTCGGAGCATCTTCCTTGAGGCTGGTGGTGGAAACACCATCATGGCTGAAGAAGTGGTGCGCGACCTCAACAAGGCGTTCGGTGAGAACAAGGCATACGCTCTGTTCAAGAAGGTCTTCACCGACCAGACGGACGCGATCGGTAAGATCCTCACCGACCGTAAGCGTGCCGGCGCGTTCCTTTCGCTTGCCGAGTACAACATCAATAAAGCCGGTGGAGTCGCTCGTTTGAGTGAGGCTGAAGTGCGCACTATCGCTCGTCAGAGCGCAGATGACATGGTTGCGGCCCTCATGGACTACAGCGCGAACCTGCATCCGATCGAAAAGAACCTGTTGTTTGCGGTTTTCCAGCCATTCTGGGCGTTCGAAAAGAGCAACATGCTCCGGGTCAGTCGTCTCCTCACAAAGGATGGCAATCGCGTGCGTGGTGCGGTCGAGGCTGCGCGTGCTGGCTACCGATTCGGTCGCTGGACCCGTGGAAAGCAGACGCTTGCCAAGGTTTCGTCGTTCTTCCTTGAGAACCACGACCAGAATGGCTTCGATGTCGAGTCCATGCAGGCCGATGACGCCTCTCGTGCGGAGCAGATGCGCAAGGAAGGTCGCTCGCAGGCCGAAATCGACGCTGAGATGCTCTACCCGCGCTACGAACAGCAGGTTCGGCTCTTGAAGCAGGCTGGAATCTCGTCTCGTGACCTTCGGTTGGGCGCTCTTACCCTCACCGATGAACACATGCCGTCGATTGCAGCGTTCATGGACTACTACATGCCGAAGCCTCCGCTCTACTTCGAGCCGGATGACTTCTCTGCGAACCGTACTCCCTTCTCGGTAGTGGTCGGAGACAGCCGTCTGCGCGGTCTTCAGCTTGCGAACGACGCTGCGAACCCGAAGAACAAGTTCGAAACCGACTCCATCACCTACTTCATGGGTCCGGAAGACTCGAATCTGACCGCGTTCAACCGCGTGTTCGCCATGTCCGAGGCAATCGCAGCCGGTGCGAAGGAAGCCGCGAACGCTGAGGGCAATCCGCTGCTGGCTGAACAGCTTACAAGCGCTGTGGTTAAAATCATCGGCAATCCTGAAGGCTACAACCCCTTTATGCAGGGGGTCTTCGAGATCGTTCGGCAGTCATACGCAGAGAAGGACAGCCCTACCCTTCGTCCGATTACGCTTGGTACAGGCATCACCGGTCGCATCATGCATGCCCTCAATCTTGCAGCCAAGACGAACGCGCCTATCGGAGTCGAAGTCATCGACACCGACATGGGCGATACGAAGATGACCCTGTCTCCCGGCTACCAGATCCCTGCGCAGACTGCCGTCTACCTTCGTGGCTTCCTCCCGCAGCTCGTTGCTGCTCTTGGTGAGACGAAGGACGCAGAGGATCTCTACCAGATCATGTCCGAGCTGTCCGAGAACCCCGGAAACAAGAAGCTCAAGCTCGACCTCGACAAGATCCTGCTCAAGGGACTCTCTGGGGCGAAGAGCCGACGCACCTTCACGCAGTCGCGTGACCGCTCGGCTGAAGGAATCGTCACCGGTCGGATCGCTCGTGAAGGTGGATTCCCCGCAGAGCGCACACCCGTCACGCAGGGCGCCGATGCCATCAAGACCGAGCAGCTCATGCGCGGTCAGGAGTACACCGGGTCGCTTGACGAGCGTCGATACGAAGCCGACCGAAGCCTGTTCTACACGGGCCTCGCTGGTGGTGGCACTGTGAATGCATCCATCGCTGCTGCGTTCGCTCTTGAGGAAGGACTCCTCACCAAGGAGCAGTTCATCTCGCAGGACATCAAGACGACGCTCGACATGCTCGCCGCAAACCCGCGCATCCGTCAGGCTGCGAAGCAGGCGGGCCAAAACCGGCTCGACAGGCTTGCGCCAGCAGCGCGTGCAGGGGCCATTCAGTCTGCGAAGCGGTACGCAAAGGCCAACAACATCAACCCAGATGCGTTCGCCATTCTGCGTGCTGACCTCGCAGAGCGTGGCCTTGAGCCGGATACGATGTCCAACCAGGACATCATCGACTACTACAAGGTGAACCCATGAGCGAGAAGACCTACAAGCCGCCTCCCGGTGCAGCCAGCAACGCGAGGAAGGGCCTTGAGTGGCGTAAGGAGTTCAACCGCGGTGGGACGGCTGTAGGTGTGGCTCGCGCTCGCGACCTCGCGAATGGATCGTCCTTCCCGCTTCAGACCGTGAAGCGGATGTACTCCTTCTTCCGGCGCCACGAAGTGGACAAGCAGGGGAAGGGTTTCCGACCAGGGACGGATGGGTACCCGTCTGCCGGCGCGATCGCCTGGGCGCTCTGGGGGGGAGACACCGCGTATGCGTGGGCCACCCGCATCGTGCGTGCGGAGAAGAACAAGTGAGGGACCAGCCCACCAGGAAGGAGTCCGTCGAAGCCCGAAAGTCGTTCCGTATGTTCAAGCGTGCGCAGGGTCTGAAGGCCCGTGCAGTCATGCACAAGGACATCGGCGAGATCGCTGAAGCCGCCATCATCGCCCACGAGGTGATGACCGGAGCGCAGCTCATCCCGAAGCGTGATGGACCAAACGACAAGCGACCCGATGACCTCATCGTCCACAAGGTCGCACGTGCGATGGCTGCTGGCCTTACCAAGAACCTTGCGTGCGCTCACGCAGGCATCTCCCCGTCCACTCTCGACATGTGGATGCGGAAGGGAGAGAACGGCGACTCTAAGTTCATACAAGCCTGGCGCACCATCGGTGCAGCAGAGTCGGAGGCGGCTGTCGCCATGCTCGACGTAGTCGGTGGAGCCGCCACAGGAGCCGGTACATACGACGGCACCGTGCAAGACTGGAAGGCCGCCGCGTGGATGCTCGAGCGCCGGTTCCCGCGGGAGTATGGCCGCACCGTACAAGAGACTGAGCACGCCGTGCGTGCGGAGACGGAGGAGGACAAAGCTCTCCTCGACAAGCTCCTGGGCAAGACGTGAAAGGCTGGTAGAGCCTAAACCCTACCAGCCTAGCCACGTACCAACAGGAGAAACAGACTTGGCCCGTCCTAGTCCCAAGTCCGCTCAGATCCTAGCCGCCACCACCATCTTGCGCAAGCGCTCAATCTCGTCTGACTGCGCCACCACGTAGGCAGAGAGTGCGTCCCGCTCTGTGCGGACGTTGTCGATCTCATCGATCAGTGCCCTCACCAGCGGAGCGGTGAAGATCTGTTGGCGCTCGAGTTCATCGATCTGCGCACGGATGGTGGTCGTGTCGATCATCCCTTCTCC